TCAGTGGCGGGATCGTCATCTTTAAATGTTAGTTTGCCACCAAGATCATTGGAGATAAGGATATCATCAAGTTTCATAGATTCCCCACCAGCAACAGTTCGTAAAATACTGTACAAACACATGCTATCAATGAACTGAGAATACCCAGTAGCATGTAACCAATGCCACAGTTTATAGATACTATCGGCGACCTGTTCATCTCGTTGATATTTAACATACCGATATTTTGAATTAAGGTCTGGAGGACAGAAAATATCTTCATATCGAGCACCAGCAGCTTTTATGGCATTCATGATTTTTGGAATATCGAAGTCAAGGTTCCAAATACCTAAGAAGTCAGTTTTGTTTTTATGAATTGCACCAAAGATCCATTGAATTAATTCAAGTGTCGTTTTACCAACATAATAATAATACTCAAATGGTTTAGAGGCCACAATTTGTTTTAGCTGTGATTTTGGATTTTTCTTAACATGAGCATCAAGCAATTCAGCGATATGTATATCTAAAGTTTCTTTAGATGAGGCTTTAAACTCTTCTAGATCTCCACGACGATAACTTCCATCTGGATTTTTCACCACAAAGAAAGTTTCAAGAATTGCTGTATAAACTTTATTCTCATGTGTTACTGTAATGATGTTGGGTGAGTCACCCTCACCATGTAATACATCTGTTTCAATATCAAAAAATCCAGTTGTAAGAGGAGCTGGTGATTTACCAGACTCGTCAAAGGTCTTCATAAACTTATGTTTGATTAATGTCTCGATGTCTACATCGGCACCATAAACATAAGGACTATCACATAATTTTCTAAGAGATTGATATCCATTTCCTCCCCCTGTGTATCGACCATCACTTAGGGCTTTTGATAGGACATCTGTCATTTGATAATTATAGACATCATATCGATCAAGATTGGTTGTAAGTTCCCATTCTCGTTTTAATTCATTATTACGACAATTTGGTTTTGTCACGTAGAATGATCTACGAGGTTTATCGATAGTAACCAACCTTGGAACAACGGTACCATCTTCCATGTGACGAAGTGTTTTGACAACTACCGCATCGGATCCATCAAACATCTTGGGAATTGTGCATCCATGAATGTATTCATCAACATATTTGCTCATTGTTTATAATCCAAACAGTGTAACGTGTGGTGTATAAAATACCGATCTTGGATGATGAATTAGTTTGATCCTAGCATGGAATATTTTTTGAATACATATTACTATAGTGTAGAGTTTATATGGAGGTTGGGTTAGGATTGATATCAAACATCTTGGGAATGACACACGAGAATTACCATGTGTCACATTCCAAGATGAATGGGGAAATCCCATTAAGTTACAGATATCGAGTGCAGCAGGTAAAGACGGCGTGTGGTTTGGGTTCGCGACACTGATGAGGCATCCCATGCATTTAACACGAGCTGAAGTTGCAAAATTACTTCCATATCTCCAGAAGTTTGTTGAAACTGGTGATTTTGAATCTGCTCAACTATAATTTCAAAATAGCGATACTCTCTCCCTGGATTGCTCCAGGGAGAGAGATACCGTTAGTAAAGTCTAGTCTATTTTTTGTTATTCCATCAGACCAGGCTGATCGAGCAGCAAGGAAAGTTCGGTATCGAGACCAGCGACAGTGATCAAAAACCCGAGCGGATTCGTGGGGAATAGGATCTCACGACTGTTAGCCACAATACGCTTGTTCGCCGCGCCGTTAGACACTGGGGTATACTGACCGACGAACGTACCACGATCGAGGATCGTACCAAACGAAGTCACGTCATCCGGCTTAGCATCGCGTACCGGGATCACGAGCATCGTGTTGGCAAAGTACTCGAAGTTCGACTTGATGATGTCGAGCTGGGTACCATTCGGCAGCTTCAGTGAGTAGTTGGAATCGCGCGCAACCTCAACCTTGTCATCAAGGTTGTTCCAATACTGCTCAATGCCGAATAGGACTTCAGCGATCGGGCCAGAGGTCAGCACCTTGTAACGGGCGCGTTCGCCGGGCTCGAAGTTCTCGGTGTACATCGACTTGTTGTGGGCATCCGCAATCAGCGCCAGGATACGTGAAGTCACGTAGCTGTGCAGATCCGACAGACGCTCAGATTCACGCATCACTGCAGCATGAGATACATCGAGAGTGCCGATGAAGATATGGGGCAGGCTGAGCGTGCCAGCAACATAGTCCTGCGCAACCGACGAGTAGTAGTCGATGTCAGGGCTAGCAGCTTCGTACACCAGACGATTATAGACCGAGTTCATCACATCATTGATGATGGTCACCGAACGAGCACTGTTGCCGATATTGATGACTTCAGATACCACGTTGGTCACTTCTTCGCCAACTTCCTGACCCATCAGGGAGTAATCGACAATGAAGTTACGGCCGACAGGAATCAGGAACTCGATTTCCTTGAAGTTCATACGCACAGCACCAGTCGTTTTCCGCATGTTCTCTTCAGAGAAGAACAGATACGGGGTCCAACCGATGATCTGGAAAGTAAGCAGAGCAAAATCTGCTGACACACCAGACGGAACGCCAGACGGCAGAGTCGTGAACAGAGAAGCACCAACCGAACCGTTGCCGTTGACATACGAGGTCTTGATATTCAGGTCCGCATTGAACGAGATATCAATCTTCGTATTCACGCCGGTAAACGGTGCGAAGATGACCGAGGGATTGCCATTGGCCATCAGCGAGCCAGCCGTCAGGTTCCACTTGCAACGAAGGGCCGCTGCACGATCACCAGAATCGTTCACGTTGGTCTGAGTAACGAACGCAGCGCTGCGCAGATACTGAGTTGGGAACGAATAGGTCTCAACAACCGGTGAGCCAGTGAGCGGGGTCGACGTGACCTGCACCAACACCGAACTTACCGAACCGCCTTCGGACACGAGATCGGTCCAATCGACCGCCTGGAAGCCAATGGTGTTCGCATTCAGCGTCAGATCAAACAAGTTGACCTGTTGACCGGCAACGATGAGGTTGTCGGAGATCAGCGCAGCTGGGGTGCCGGTATCGTTGGCTTTCAGCGGTTTGATCACCTGTGGGGTGGTGTTGACCGCCGACGGATCACGATACAGTTCGATCAATGGCTGACGAGCTGCAGCATAACGAGTCTTTGCAACCGGGTTCTGCGACAGATCGAGGTTGTAGACTTCTGGGCTCGGGGTCTTGATGATGACCACCGGATCTTCAGCCGAACGACGGGGCAGAACACGATCGATCAACGAGCGGTGGGCACGCAGAACGGTCAGGGCCACGGCGAGACGAGAATCGCTGGTCACGCGGTCAGAGTATTCGCCGAAGGATTCGATAGCCTGGGATGCCTGCGCATTGACCATAGCAATCGACTGAGCACCATAGAGCTGACCCATCGGGATCTGCTTGGCATTGGCACGGCCCTTGTCTGCAAAGATCTTCGCATCGGAGGTACCACCAGACAGAATGCGAGCCACTTCGAGAGCACACTCGGTCCGGGTATCAGCTGGCACCTTGCACGAGTCGATGAAGTCCTGCAGCTTTTCGACGCTCAGCCCGCCGAAAGCATCCGAACGGTTGACGTTCAGCTTCGGAATGGTGTCAAGCGATTCGAGACCGGGATCGGTGTTTCCAGTAGTCAGGGATTCTGTTGCCAAAAAGGTATGAGTACGATTGAAAATGTCTTTAACCGTCGCCACGTCCGCAGGAGCTGCAGTGTGTGACAGATGCGCCAGATAATTCTTCTTATAGGTTTCAAAAGCAGTCAATGGATTACTCACTCTGCAAACTCCTTTAATTTCTCAGTCAATTTGAGCTGAGATACCAATGTTCTGGTGGTAGTGGCGGCGGCGATGAACAACAACGATCCACACCAGACCTTCAATAAATTGATGGCTTCGGCAGTAACGTCGGGGTCGGCTGCATTGATGAGACCTGCAACATATCGCAATACCGTAAGCCGGTAAAGATGATCATCGATGGTCTCAGATGGCAACGCAAGAGGCAACAACGTGCTTACAGGTCGCGGTGGAACCGTTTGGTTCGGATCACCAGTTTGGCCTATAATATCATCGCTTGTTTGCGATGAATCTGAAGTATCCGCTGTAGGATCTGCATCATCGGAAAATGCACCGGTATCAGTTGCATCTGGTGATTTTGGATCATCAGCTGGTGGAGTATCGTCTGGTGTCTCCGGTTCTGGAGTACCAGGTGGTGTTTTCTTTTTTGTTTTAACTGGTTTGTCAGGCACCTCTGGATCTTCCGGAGGATCTCCTGCGGTAATCTTAGCTTTGGCTGCTTCAGTACTTTCATCATAGTTTAGTTTTCGAATAAACTGAAGACCACCTGTAGAAGTTACCTCTTTCAATTGCCGGTAGAGTGCATCATCAGAATCTGAGATTTCAATATTGGGACACTCGAAACGGTCATCAACGGCTTTCAGAAATGGGATGACATAATTTGTATCACGAATGGTTGTTGCACCTATACCACAGAAATTATGCAGTTGTTGCATAATCATGCGACGAGGATCTGCCAGACGGGATAAAGTATAGTCAATACCCAGTGCTTGCTGTCGAAAATACATTGCAAGATAATTAAGGAAAGAAACACCTGCTTTATTGTTAGATATCAGATTCCACCCGAGGGATGCTGTTAGTTCAACAGGATCCATAGGAAGAGCCAACATGGCAAGAATCGTAAGATATGAAGTAAACTCACCAGGTCCCTGAATAAGACCTGGAATATTAAGACTATTGATGAATTTCCAGACAAGGTCCGGGGTAGAAACACAATTGCTGGTATTCAATGTGACCGGATGATGAATTGGTGTCAGTGTAAATGTCGGTGACGTATACCCTTCAATCGATGTTAAAGTAACACGATAGGGAGTAACATCATTAACGACTGCAACACGATCATCATAGACAGTACATACAATGGCAAGTATATCATTGATACCAGGATAAACTTTATCTGATACCAAACGACTGCTTACTATCCTTAATGCATCGATGAATTCACGTCCTTGCAGATGTACCGTACCATCTGGAAAATAGGTACGAATAAATTCACCAAGTGCACGATCGGTTACTTTTCGTGACTGCCAGGCAGATCGAATCTCAATCACTACTTTTTTCAGAAGGTCTCGATATATCTGACTGGTCTCGAGGGTCATAAAAATACTGATGTAGAAATACATGACACATTGGGCAAAGATGTATCGATTGCACTCTTCATCTGTCCAAACCAGATTGGGCACATCAATCAGTCGTACCGAAGGCAGTCCAGCAGTGACCATCGGTTGTGGTGGCAAAAGCATCTCCATACCAGTCATAGTGGCATGACGACGCAACAATAGAGGTGGGCATTTGGCTATCGACATGCAAAACGACTCCTTGAAACAGCTTCCTTTAAAAAGGAAATAACTCTGTCTATAATGTGATATGATATTTGTTATAAACTCTTTCTAATTAAAAAATATCAATGAACCTCCATAATATGATTTATTGCATGTCCTCTCTACGTTGATCCAGGGGACCCGTTTCACCCAGTATATCGGGAATTCACAATGCTCATGTCACCGGACTTATTTCTCGATTGTATTCTGTTCATCATCAATGATAACACAGACCAATCTCGTATCCTTGTTCGAGAGCTCATTATGCTCTTTGAAATTGATGCCCGTAACAATTCAACAATCGATCACGATATTGCTCGTTTTTATATCCGTATTCTCAAAGCTATTATGGATACTGGGGTCTCAAAAAAGAACCCGGATGAACTGCGTATTATTCTTCTCAAGTTCCAATCAGATGCTGTTTTGTCTAAACGAGGAGAAATTTATCAGTTATTGAATGCCACGTTTATGTCAACAGAATTGATGACACCAGAAAAACGTCAATCCTATGTTGATCGTATTCAAAATGTGCTCATCATGAACCGTTGTAATAAAATGGCACGGTCGTTTTATGGCACATTGGCTAAAGCTGGTGACATGATCAATCCGTTAGATCAAATTGCTGAATTAAGAAAACTCACTGGAATTGCTAAAGAAGTTGAAACTGCATTTGAAAATACAGCATCCACCACATCCTCAGGTGGTCGTTCTTTAATTGAACGAATTGATTTGTCTGATAAAACTTCGATGCAGGCAGGTCTACAGAAGCATAAAGAGATGGCGGTAACCGGGGTAATGAAACTTGGTTTACAAGGCCTTAATCGTATGTTAGGTAAACGAGGTGGTCTTGCACGGGGCGAGTCAATGGCCTTTTATGCTCTTCCTCATCATTATAAATCTGGTATGCTGATGAGTATCACTGGATGGATTGCTTTGTATAATGCTCCAGCTTTAGCACCAGAAGATATTGGAAAAAAAGCTCTTGTTCTTCTAATTTCTCTAGAAAATGAAGCGTATCAGAATTTTGTTTGGATGTTCCGTCACTTCTATCAGACAATCAATCAAATGACATCAGATCACCTGACGGATGATCAAGTGACTACCTGGACATATGAAGCATTTTCTGCTAAAGGATACACATTGATCATTGAACGACATCTGCCTTCTAAGTTTAATTATCCACAGTTTGTCGAAACGATTGAGATGTTTGAAAACTCAGGATTTGCCGTAGTTCTTGCCAGTGTAGATTATCCCAACCTAATGGCAAAAGATGGAATTAGTTCCGAACCTGCAGGTCGACATGATCTTGCAGTACGAGCCTTGTTCAGTGCCTTGTGTAACTATACTAAAACCAAAGGCATTACCTTTGTTGGGGCACACCCATTAAACCGAGAGGCCAAGAAGTTAGCGTCAAGTGGTATCACCAATGTTGTTAAACGACTTGATACCAATCAATTGGCAGATTCCTTTGATGTGACACGTGAAATTGATGTTGAAGTCTTTGTTCACATCGAACGTAATCTCGAGGGAACCTCTTATCTGACAATGCAACGTGGAAAACATCGGTATGTCGATGATACGCCGGTAGCTCATCAATATTGTGCATATCGGTTTCATCCGGTGTTTGGTATTCGAGATGATGTAGAATTATCTCCTGAATATATAACAGATATTTATTCAGACCCACTTAGCACCCAAGGTGATCGTGGGGTTCCCAATCAGCCCCATGAAGCAGATGATGAGCAGATTTCGCTCTTCTAAAAATGACATTGTATTCTAAACTCTGGTGTTTGATAAAGTGTGCACCAGAGTGGTAATAAATAATACAGTGTTGTATATTGTATGCACCCACACACCTCTTGATGGGAGCATACACAAAAAAATATAGTCACAGACTTAATGTGATTATACTCGTGCATCTTCTGTGGTATTCATATTTGTATGAAGCCATTCCTGCCAACTGCGAAAACAAAGGCGTATGATTTCAATGGATAATTCTGAAGTTCAGGAACCATCACTGTTCATTCAGTTTGATGAGGTAGAGTCTCCTGTCGAAAATAAAATTCCTATGTTCAAGAGTGAACGTGGTTTCAATATCAACATTGCTGAGATCGCCAAGACGATCTATGAGCAAGGTATCGACGCAGTTCGTCTTATTGCTATTCCTTCCGTTGTTCGTGAACAGCATCGCGGTGATGACCGTTGCGACACCCCCACTCTTTCAGAAGTCGGCGTTGCCACCGTTTCGTATGGTACCGGATTCGAATTCTGTCAGGTCATCGCAGGCACCGACGCTCGTCCAGTCAACATTGATAATGTCCTTTTTGTCAACAACGATCCAGCCAATACTGGTATCAATCATGGTACAATTGGTGTCGGTATCGGTACTTATTTCGCCATCGGCTGGAAGCGTCGGGCTGATAGTTTGACTCTGATCTATCGCGTGATCGAATGTGAAGAATATCTCTCCAGTGAGAACCAGCCACTCGATCGCAACAAGCGGGCGGCTCGTCCGATTGCAAAATTGACATGTTCGTTAGCAGGACATTCAACCCGCACCTGGCGTGGTGAGAGCGGCGATGTTCCGGCGGCACTTGCAGCACTACACGGAGCTACCGAAGAGCGAATGACATCTGACTACAGTGTCCCTGTGTACATGGACATGATTCGGATGATCAGTAGCACGGATGCCAGTCGTGCCATTGCTTCCAACATGAAGCAGGGTGCATATGGGCCAATCGAATCCTGCACGCCAGAAACCTTCCGTCGGAAGATCTATGCGGAAATCGTGTCGGTTCGTAACAGTCAATATGCAGACTTGCCGACGAGTGGCGATACCAAACGCAAGGTTGGGCCGTTGCATGCCGTTGAGACCATCGAGCTCGATCGTGAGCTTAATCTCATTCGGATCGAAATGGTCATTCCGCGGACGGATGGGTTGTCTCCCGTGCACTATAGGACGGAAGTAACTGCAGACAACTTCTTTGATCTCGATAGCCGCATTGCATTGGAACGTGGTCTTGTGTTGAAATGTTCGTCGTTTGAACGTTTCCGTACTGAACTGGAATCTCGCCGTGATCCGATTATCTCGGTGCATCTGACCAGTATCCGCTAAGCTTAGTGGTTGCACTAACAAGGATCCTCTTATCGAGGATCCTTGTTAGGATGACTGTTTATTATCGTTGGCCATGAGTTGTTACAAGCCGTCTCAGACAAATAACAAAATTATGTTCTACCCTCTGGAGTTCTGTCAGAATAACCCCAAACATATCCAACTGTACACTGGCTGTATGTACCAATTGATACAGAGCTCGAACTGCAACCTTATCAATAGGTGTGGTCTGAGTTTCAATTGAAGTAACATGTGTATCAATTATTTTTTCAATTGCATCTAATGCAGAACAAACAGTTTCTACATTCTTAAAAATTGTATCGTATCCAAGAATATGCAGATCAACTGCAATTAACTCATCAAAAGAAGGAATCACACTTCGAAGTGGTACTTCCATTGTTTTGTTGGCATTGAAAATATCTCTAAGGGTCTTTTCAACATCATTCTTTGATACTTTAGAAATAAGTTTTGTAGTATCTTCTGTTACTGGAAAACGACCGGCTTGGACTTCACTGAAATAAAATTGAAGAGCTGTTATTGTAGAATTAATATCAAGAGTTGAATATAGAGTTTCAAGGATAGTTGTTGCATGTAGATATGTGACCTTCATTCCTGATGGAATGGGTACAGATAGATCCAAATTAAATTGTTGTGTTTTGAAGAACTGATTAATCATGAAGGGATGAGATTCATGATACGCTAATAATTCAGATCGTTTGAAATTACGATTAAATCCTTTTAAACTAGTTTTGAAATTATTAATGATTCTTGTAAATGTATCAAAGGTTCGAAGAACGAACTGATACACTTCAGTTGCATCACTTAATTCAATGGACTCTTCCAGATGTTCAAGTGCAATATACGATACGGGGAGATCGTAGTTCATTAACAATGACTCCAGTCTTAACAAAAATGATATCTTGCATTCATAGAATAGAGAAGCATTATTTTTGGAGGTAAATTTAAAATAGATTTGACCTTGGTATGATATGATCGTTTATACCAGAATTAAGGATCTGTCATTTCTTAAAAAGTTCAATACTGTAGTATGTCAATCCCATCATACTCCTCTCTGTATAAAGGAATCTTTTCTGTGAGTCTTCTACAAACCACCGGATTTCGTGATGCTGGATTTCAACCTTATTTAAATACAGGCACATTACTTGATATTCAAACTGGGGCGTTTGTTCCTGGTGTTCATGGCGGTATGGTATTGAATGGCGGATTGAGCACCACCAATGCCGTCATCGGTCGTGAACAAATGTTCAAGTCTACAGAACTATTTTCCTATACCGTTCGGGCAATGCAGTGGTATCCAAAATCATCATGTCTTGTTTTTGATACAGAATATGCCCAGAAAAAAGATCGATTGATGCATTTTTCTGGATTCACCGATATGGATGAATTCGATAAACGTATGATTATTACAACACCGGCAGAAGTTACAGCAGAAGATTTCTTTGACCAACTTAAGAAAATGGCTACCTACAAAATTGCCCATGCCGATGAGTTTATGGTAGATTCTCCCATCGTGGATCTTCGGACAGGTAAACCATTACGGATGTGGATACCTACTTTTGTTGTCTATGATAGCTGGTCAAAAATGACCTCTGGTCATGTTCAATCAACCCTGGATTCAAAAGTTCTTGGATCTTCTGATACCAACATGATCTTCATGAAAGATGGCATGATCAAGAAGATGATGCTTTCACAATTACCTCGCTTGGCAACAACTGCAGGTATCTACTTCATGTTATCAGCGCATGTTGGTAACAAATATGAACTCAATCCATATGCACAAACTCCTAAAGGTCTTCCTAACATGAAGGCTTCTGACAAACTCAAAGAAGTTGGATCGGATTTCAATTTCTTGATGTCAAACAACATCGAAATGCGTAAAGTGCACGGATTGTTAGATCCAGATAAACATTGTTTATACCCGAGCTTGGGTGGAAGTGATGCAGAACTCTGTGAAGTGACCTCCGTCATGTTACGTGGTAAAAACAACATGAGTGGAACGACTCTCCCCCTGGTTGTCAGTCAGATGGGTGGAATTCAGAGCGAACTTAGTAATTACCATTATCTACGTGAGAATGGTTATTTTGGTTTAATTGGCAACAAGACTACGCACAAACCGGCAATGACGGATGTCAGTATTAGTCGAAATACGGTTCGACAGAAAGTAACGGATCCAAAAGTTGCTCATGCCATCGAACTACTTGCTCAGTTATGTTACATCCAAAACAACTGGGTGGTTCCATCAACATCTGAAGTTGATTTTCTTATGAAGCCAGAAGATCTAGCTGAAAAGCTACTAGGGAGTGACTCCCCAAGTATGACTGATGTTTTGGAGAGTCGTTCCACATGGACATACGATAAGACGAATACCCAGCCATATTTGTCTCTTTATGATGTGTTGGCTATTGCCCAAGGTGTCTATAAAGCAAAAGGTATTGCACTCTCAGGATTTGGAGTGACAAAACCAGTGAGTTCTAAAAAAGCAGCTTGATCAAATGTTCTCCAAGGGGATATGCCATTTGGCATATCCCCTTGCTACAAAGCTTAATACAGGAAATTTATGAGTTACTACCCCTATGAAAGGGACACTTAAAATATATATTCCTTTAATTCCTAGAGTATTGCAAAAATACTTCTAAAATTGAGTTACTACCCCTACGGAAACCTCTCTTAAATTATAAAAAATTATAGGAATTGCGAGATCAAGTCATCGATAGAGGGATAGGCATATGCCTATCCCTCTGTAAATCTGTTAAATGAATCCCTGTTTTATTTCATAGTAGGAATAGCACATTTACGATCGCCTTGAACCCAGGCAACTTCTGCTGTATGTAATTGGGTAACTACAAGTTCTATTTGATTAAGATGCTCAATTGTAGTATGAAGTTTTTGAGTTTCCTCAGATAATTTTTGAGTGTTAGAATCCTGTCGAACCAACACCGATGTTAGATTCGAATCACTAGATACCGTAACTGGGTGTGAACCATAATCGAGAGATATGAAGTGATATCCAGAATAGATAGCTCCTAAAAAACCAAGAATAGCAATCGTTTCACGAAAGGATGCATATAATCCGCCGGGTCTCGGAGTGAACATCATATCTTAAAATCCTTCATGGCCATTGGCCATACCATGGTCCAGAAGTTATCATAACAGAGAGTCCCATTACGGACTCTCTGTTATCCACCATATCAAATTGGAGTCATCCAATCGATTCTTCTTTAGAAACATTCTATCTTTAGATTTAGTTTATTATATCGATCCATCAAAACAATTAGATGGGGCAAACCCCACTCTCGCATTGCAGATGTACCAAATCAATTTCTTCATTGTCAATTTCAGCTTTGATACCCTTGACAATGGCAGCATATCGATCCAATGAAATTTCTTCTTCTGGAAGATATTCATATCCGAGTTCTGCATCGGATTTGCTTGGAAGAATAGCACAACATCTGATGGTAGATTGTTGTTCTCGTACAATCGTGCGGAACTCAGTCAAAGAGAAGTTTCCAGTAGAAACTTTCAGTGTATAGCTTACCTGATTACCCTGGTTCGCACCAATCCAGTATCGTTCCAAGAGACGAAGCCACTGATATTGTTTTGTCGGTGATGCTTCACTGGCGGTAACACCACGGTCTCCGATATTGAGGCGGAACAGATACGGGATAGTTGGAAAACCAACAACGGTCATTCCTTGGAATGTTTGAAGAGTTTTCATAGGATATCCCTGAGCAGCATATGTAGCTAACCGAGCATCTGCACTAGCATCCCACTCACCAGTTTCTTCACTACGAGTCCCTCTGAATTGAACCCAGCGGAGATATTGACGACGGGCAGGAAGATGCGCACCTTCAGTCAACCCAAACAACTTGGATGTTGTCCCAGCTGGTTTTATGGTGGTGACTGTCATTGGTCGCTCTTGACCAAGGAAGTCGGAATATGAGTTACCTTCATCTTTGGCAGCAGTAGAGAACCGCTCAATTGTAGTCCAAAATGGTTCTGATTTAACAGGATCAAGAAGATCATTAAAATCAAGACCAAATCGCATCCAGGCATATTCATGCAAACCAGTTGGGCCAATGCCAATACGATTCGTACGAGCAATTTCTTTACCATAAAGAGCATTCATGGTATTGACACGAATCAGAAATCTAACACCCAGTCGAACAGATTCTTCAATCCGATTATCCCAATCCCACGCAAGATCTTCAGAAATTGCACCAGGAAAAAAGGAGTCAAGATCAATAGGGCAGGCAAGAAGTGGTGCATAATCGGCGATGACGCATACGCCACCCATTACATGCAAGGGGATTTCCCCGCACGGGTTAGTAGTTACTGGGAATTGTGATTTTGCACTTCGACGAGAGAGTTCAGCTAACAGATCACAGGCATCATCAACGTGGTATCGATCACTTTGAAAATCTTCACCATTTTCATAAACAGGACGTGTCCAGGCAGTACCATTACGATGATCTTCAAGGGCATCTCCGTTGATGAACCCAGGTTCTCCGTTGATATATGCACAATGGGTTACTTCATCAAACACAGCATGTGCTTTGATTGACAGCGGATCTGCTGTCATCTCAGCTTGGACATAATTCCAAAACTTCTTATCAACCATCACTGAATGGTTAGCTGTCCATAGCCCACCTTCAATCTTGATTCGAACAAACTTAAGAATATCTGGATCATACCAGCTCTTTGTTGCCATTCGAGCTGCTCTTCGAGCACCGCCTACTTGTACTTCAACTGAAAAGTAATGATCGATTCGCAGAGCCATCTCCCAAAGAGACATTGACAGATCTGATTTGATCACATGATTGCGGATATTGATAAAGGCACGCATGATTGAAACTGGACCAGAGGCTGGTCGATTTTGCATTCCACCGATGGGAGAACCTAGTGGTCGAACATCTGAGAAATCCAACAATAGAGTCTTATTACTCTCGCGCCGGAAGGTCATTGACTCGAGAATCTCAGCCGATTTGCCCCATCCCTCACGACTGTCTGCAACCTTATGATATACAGTATTTGAAGCAAGGTTTGTAAGATCTTGAACAAAATTAGTAGCCATGAATTTCTTCATGATACCATTTTCATCAGATGTTGTGCCATAAGGTAACACACCGAGATCGACACCAAGTTGACACCGGGCTGCTGCACTATGCGGATAATCAGGATGTGTTGGTGCCAAATACAATTGGAGGGTTGGAGCACGATGCCAATCAACGATCATCAAGGTATCATCATAAGAACGACCAACTCCTGATCCATTGAGGAGAAGATAGAACTTAGCAAAACAAGCACTGGCCGTCGCGCAATTTGTATATAATTCCATATTTTTGAGGGATTGCGAGGCATCACCATGTTGAAGATGACGTCCTGATGTCAACAGAGATCCTGTAGCAATAGCATTCCGAAGTCGCATCTGCTCTTGTTGTTCAAATTCATTCAGAGGATGTTTGAGGAGTGACATATTACCGGCAGCAACACGATCTGCAACTCGTCCAAAAGATTCTTCATCACCCTCTCGAAAAATAGTACGACGAGCTACAGCAATACCCATACCAAGATCAAGTGCCCGGGAGGTAACTGGTTCATGACCAAAATGATGAGTTGGTGTTGTGAGGCAAGTTGTTGCATCAGAGTCAGAAAGTTTCACTGAAAAGTTCATCAGACTCAAGCCCTCATAGTTGAATAGTTATTAGACGAAATCATTGTAAATACTGTGGAATTCCTACAAAATACACAGTTTTCGTCTAAATTTCTGGAACCATAACATGGTCGGGGGTAGGTATTTTACTAAATAGTTTAACTCTAAAATATCATATTTTAGAGTCCTTTAATCCTTACTGAAGACATAGGGATCTCCCTATGTCTTCAGTATTATACCTAATTTTTATGGGATAGGAGCTGGTGGTTCTGGTGCCACCCAGGCACTTCCTACAAGACCAACACCAAGTGCAGTTAGCAAGGCATCATCATACAAAGCCACTGCTTCTGCAAATGCTGTAAATTCAGTGGTAGATGGGAATAGGTGAGGGGTTCCCGTAATATCTAACCAATTACGAGTGGATTGACCATTGGTAAACTTTCCAGCTGTAGTGATGTAGACTTGTTCACTCGTGATGCGACCGATACTGGTTTGATCCAAGGGATATGTTCCATTAAGAGCAGGAGTTCCTGTACTTACAATGATCACACCAGCTACAACAGCCGCATTGTAGGCAGTCTGTGCCAGTTGTGCAAGAGTGGGGGTCGTTGGAACAACAGGCCAATCTCCTACAATAGCAGAAGAAAGTATTGCACTTGTGACAGACAATCCAGGCCGAATCGTCAGTGTATAATCTGTTCGTACATTGACATATGCAATTCCGTTAACAACAACAGGACCCAATATGGAGTAGCCTGCGACAAGTACATTGGTGTTAATAAGTGTCACTGGATCCGTGATGTTGTTATAGAAAGCATCTGTTATGATAGGTAGCGGCCCATTCCAAAGATAATCTGTCATCGAAGCACCTTCTTAAGCGGTTACATTTAATGTAATGATGCATAATATCCAGCAACAATCATAGCAGCTGCTTGTGCACTTACAGCCATTTCAAAGTTAGATCCACCCTGATGTGCTTTGAACCATAGTCCTTGACAGGGTCCTTCCCAGGATCCACCATAGGTTCCATTTGCACACCTAGCATTCAGAGCGGCTGCCCATGCTGTTGTTACTAAAGAGGTTTTATCCAGTTGCGTTCCTGCTGTACCCGTCAACCGAGGGATAACTTCATGTGCATAATAATAGACTGCGAATGCATTATCACTCGCATCTCGATCATTGAGAACGATATTGGTAGAACTCACCATTTCGTGACTGCGCATCCCAGTTGCAACCTGATTGAGACGTGTTAAATATGCGGTATTTCCAGTGATGGCATAAAGCCGAGATTCCAATACGGCATATGCCATATTGGCTTCAAGCATAGTGACGGATCCTGCTTCATAGATACCATAGGGTTGATTTGTAGATTGTGAAATACCATATGGTGCAGTTCCATTTGGTTGGGTATCCATCCACAACAACCCATCAGTTGGATATATATAAGACCCAGCAGGGAGTCCAACTGTTGAAGAAGTTAGCACAATGCTACCCGTGGTGGGTGTCCCGACAGCAGTAACAGTAAGATGGTTTCCAACAGGTGTAAATATAGAAATTGTGGGTCCGGGTGCCACTGCTGAAATTCCAGAAGTGACAATAGCTGGTGTGGTATTAATCAGAGTCACCAAACTTGCTGCAATTGTAGCTATTGTATCTGAACCTGTTTCTGTATAAGTTAAGGTTACTGGAGATCCACTAATACAGGTACATGTAAGTGTCACGGATGCTGTATTGCCTGTTGTAATACTTGCACCATATGGTAAGTTGACAGTTACAAGAGAGATTGCTTGTGCTGAGACAGCCTGTCCATTTCGAAAAAGAGCTGCAGTTAACCACACCTCTTCTTGTTCTGCTTTAATGAGATATGATGTATCCGATGCACCAGCAGAAACTGTATCATTATAATACTGAATAAGATCCACTGCATATTGAACTTGGTATGCCGTCTTTCCAGTTTTGGTATCATCATACCAAAGACCACCACCAAGAGCATTATCTGCCCATCGTGTCCATGCACAATCCAATATACCTTTGGCATAGGTCAATGCTGTTGGATCTAATGTAGCTTCATACAACATCAACAAACCACCGGTAGTCCACGCTGCATCGTCCTGAGCAGCAGCTGTAGCAGAGGCCTGACACTGTTGCATTTGGGTTACTGTATATGTGGCATTGACCCATGCCCATTGTTGTTGTAGTTTTTGATAAGCGACAGGGGATCCTGACGTTTTCCACCAACTATATGCCACATTGATACTTTGTGATGTTGTCCACATGCGATCTGCAAGATATCCACCACCAGGATTCAGAATTGTCCATTCAGCTGCAGGAGGACTTGCATAAATAACACTAGCTGTGCTTCCTCCAAGGGAAGGTGTATAGTTAGTTGAATTAATACCTGTTAGTGCAAATGTTGTATTGGTCAGAACTGTTATGGTGTAGGGACCACCATTAATTTGAGACATTCCTGTTTCATTTGTAATCCAAACGGTCTGACCTGTTTGATATCCATTGTCAAAGCTGGTTGTTACAACTGCAGGATTTGCCTGTGTTATATTTGTAATAATAGAAGTTGATGGTTGAAATGTAGTAGCGAGTATGTCAAATGTACCAGTATTTGTACCCTGAAACCAAAACCAAGATACTGTGTCATCAAATGCGCGTTGTGCGAGACTTGAGAGAGATAGCGCAACAAGAGGTTGCGCCACTGCTGAGATCGAAATACATAAATAAAACAGAAGTATCCTAATAATTGACATTTATTTTTACCCCAGCAGGGGCAGCCGTGGTGTCAGTGTCACCATCCGCACCGGTTCCGCAGGCTGCAAGCCCAGAATTTACATAAGCTCCTCGTGCAAGTGCCCAAGAAAAACGAGTTCCTGCAGGAATGCGATATGAAGAATCGAGGACTTGACCATTTCCACCTGAACTAGTTGGCCAGGTTCCATGGGCGCAATTGGGAGTGCCATTAAAGTCATAGGTTCTCCAATAAAAATCAGATGTAGTATAATTTTCAATATCAAGTCCACAGAATTGTTGATTGCCACCCGATGCCACTGAGAGAGCATTAACGCCAGCTGTTGTATTTCCAGACAAGTGCCACCAATGGGGACATCCTCCACTTGAAGAAAACGTGTCAACGGATAAAACAACACACGTTGCTACGCAATTCGTCCGAAAACTAGTATATCCAGTAATTACAGCTCCTGTAGACAAACCACTCAGTTGCCATTCAAAATAGGTTTCGGATACAGCACACTGAAATGCACCAGAATAGTTACCAACTGTACTTATCTGAATACCAGAAATACCACGAAAACATCCAGGAGATACTGAATGCCAAGTACCAGGCTGACCACTTTCTGATACGACCGGAGTAAGCGTAACACTTCCACTTGTAACTGTAATATCAATGTTTGCTTCACGATATCCATAGTTACTTGCGTTGACATATCCAACAGCAGTGGTTCCGGATGATAAAGAAAATGGACTGGTGCTGGGTGATGTAATGGCAAAAGAACAGGGGGCAGAGGCACTGACTACGACACCATTACAGACAAGAGCAGTATAAAGAGGAGTAGATGAAGACGATCCGCCTGTCATACTCTGTAATTGTGTTTGTACCCCTGTTATATTTGAATAGACACCTTTGATTGCAGAAATGATAGAAGAACTACCAGTTCCAGTATATGTTGAATCTGCAGGTGTTCCAACTCCTGAAACAAGAGTAGTATTTTGTGTTGTGATAGTAGAAAGATTACCACCCGTTTCTAATGCCGCTCCCGTTGGAAGCGGTAATGTTGCAACACTAACAGGTTGTGTGGGTTGCCAAAAAGTACCAGAGACAGAGAGGGTGCCTGATAGTTTAGTGTAGATGCCAGAAAGCCACCCTCGAATCCCACTCCCTCCTGGGAGTTGAGTTGCACTCGTTATATCACTTCCGTTTGCTGTGGCAATAGAAGCAAGATTTCCACCTGCTTCTTGTGCAGCACCGGATGGTAGTGGTAATGATGTTGTTGAAAACGATAACGTCGTTCCTAGTTTTTGATAGAGTCCCTTTAATACTGAAATGACAGAGGTGGTACCAGATCCTGTATATGCTGTATCTGATATAGTACCAATAGCAGTAATACCACTTACCTGTGTAGCATTACCTGGAGTTCCTTGTCCATAAACAAGAGTTGTTGAAAGTAACAGCACCATAAGACACTGTAAAAAATACTTCATGATAGTTAACCTCCTGCAATCATAAGTTGGACAGACCCGGAATCTGAAATTGCACTAATTGCTGCTGTTGGTATAGCGATTGCACCACCAAATACAAATTCGCCTTCTCCTGCCCAGATAGGAATTCCAGTACCAATAACAGCAGGTCCTCCTGTAACATTAAGATATATGTTTGCAGTTCCACCGGATGGAAGAGAAAGAATTAAAGATTCTGTTATGAATCCAGCTGCTACAATTTGAGTTGAAGTGGTACCTACTGCAATACTTTCAGAGATTGTGTATGTGAGAGGTGTTGCTTTGGTAGCCAATTTGCTATTTAACAAACCAATAACAGATTTTAACAGGGACACAATTGTTCCTGCACCAGTTCCAGAGTAACTGGTATCTTCTGGTGTACCAGTTGCAGTTGCAATTAGTATTGTCTGTGCAGTAGTTGTTGCAAGATTGCCTCCGGATTCAACAGCGGCTCCCGTCGGAAGTGGCAATGTAGTGACACTTACCGATAACGTCCCATTGAGTTTAGCATAGATACCAGAAAGCCAGCCACGAACACCAACACCACCAGTTGGTTCAATGATGCCTGTGGCATCTACTCCTTCTTCAGGTGTTAATGAATCAGGACTTCCAAATACATCCCTGCCCATGTCAAATATCCTTTACAGTAAGTCTTTCTATAAGATGGCCGATGTCATCACGCAATATTGCGTGATGACATCGAACAGAAACTTAAACTTCTTTTTTAGTCCACGTCGAGTAATCAAAATCAACTTCAGTTGGCCATCCGGTGACTGCATATCCGTTTACAGTATACGTATGACTTCCAGCTACAACCAAGTTATAAAGCTTGGTCTCTGGCGGCATACGATATTGTGTAAACGTTTCTACCATCTTAGGTCCATTCAGAGTCTGTAACACGATACCTTGTGTAAGGGTATTTATCATACCTTTAGAAAGACCTGTGTTAGTCCACATCTCTATAGAGCCATCCTGGAGGATAACTGGGAAATCGTGTCCCCACTCTTTATAAATGGCATCAACTTCTGGACTATAAAACTTGCGGTCTGGCGAGATGTGTGGATGATCGTCTGAGGTATCGTGTTCGTTGTTAATATTGTACATGTTGCGATCACCCAGGACAACAAAGTCCAACCCACGGATCGTATTGAGTTCTCCAAATGCTCCCACAACAGTATCCCCGGGAAGAACTGTCTCAATGGGTTTGAATGAACCATCGCCCATTTTAACAGGAGATCCTGCAAGAAAACATGAACCTCCAGGCTCAAAGTAAAATGGCGTATCTGTGGGAGTTGGAGTAGGAGTTGGCGTATCTGTGGAAGTTGGAGTAGGAGTTGGCGTAGCTGTGGGAGTTGGAGTAGGAGTTGAGGTAGAAGTAGCTGTGGGAGTCGGAGTAGTAGTTGAGGTAGAAGTAGGTGTCGGAGTTGGCGTTGAGGTGGAAGTTGTGGTGGGAGTTGGTGTCGGAGTGGGTGTTAGTGCATAATGAGTAAGCGTAGCATTAAGTGCATCGATTGTTTCATAATTGGCAAGATTTGCAGTAAGTATTGCAACCTGTGTCGTAAGTGCAGCAACTTGTGATGTCATACTAACAATAGCATTCAGATATATAACAACTGGAAGATTAACATACAGAGTACTACCATCTCCGATTTTAAGAGCAGTTGTATCTGTTGCATATACGACCAGACCGGCTGGAATTGGAATGGTAATAGTATTCCAAACGGTCTGCGTACCACCCACAAATTGTGTGATTGCATCGATCA